AACGGCTGCTTATATTTGATCAATCACTTATGTCTTTTGCTATGGGTAATGCTATTACATTAGAAGATACTAATGGTAATCGAAAGCTTCTGAAAAAGCGTCAGGACGAAAAGATTGATAATGTTGCTGCGCTCCTAGATGCTTGGGTAGCATACAAGATAAATAAGGAGGCTTTTGAGTGATGAATGGAAAGAAATTTTCACTTCCCTTAACTGAAGTGTTTCTATGTGTTATTATGATTTTTATTATCTTAGCGTATTTTAATGGATGGGATAATTAGAAAGGAGGTGAAGTTTGTCGCGATTTGGTTCTTGGTTGAAACATTCGTGGAACATCTTTACTAATACTGATGAAAGACGAGTTTTCTCTCAGTATGGCGATCCAAGTTTTGGTGGTAGACCGGATCGCGTAAGACTTCGAGTTCCTAATGAACGTTCATTAATTTCCTCAATTTATACACGTCTTAGTATTGATGTAGCTTCGATTGATATGCGACATGTAAGAGTAGATGATGAAAAAAGATATGTAGAAGATATTGATAGTGGTCTCAATAATTGTTTGACAGTTGAAGCTAATCTAGATCAAGCCGCGCGTGCCTTTAGACAAGATATAGCTATGACTCTTTTTGATAGAGGTGTTGCTGCACTAGTTCCTGTCGATACAACAATTAATCCTGAGCTAAGTGGTGGATTTGACATTTTAACACTTCGTGTTGGTGAAGTTGTAGGGTGGTATCCACAACATGTTCGATTAAGCTTGTATAATGAAGCAAAAGGTAGACGTGAAGAAGTAGTTTTAAAGAAGACTGCTGTAGCTATTGTTGAGAATCCTTTGTATGCTGTAATGAATGAACCGAATTCAACTCTTCAACGATTGCTTCACAAACTTAATCTGTTGGATGCTATTGATGAACAGTCTGCTTCTGGAAAGTTAGATATTATCATTCAGCTTCCATATGTAATTAAATCTGAAGCTCGAAGGCAGCAGGCAGAACAGCGTCGTGCAGATATCGAGTTTCAACTTAAGGGTAGTCAATACGGTATTGCCTATACTGATGGCACAGAGAAGATTACCCAGTTGAATCGTCCGGCCGAAAACAATCTCCTAGCCCAAGTCGAATACTTGACCGATATGCTCTATGGTCAACTTGGTCTAACAGACGAGATCATGAAGGGTACGGCCGATGAAAAGGCAATGTTGAATTATTGGAATCGTACTATTGAGCCAATTCTTACAGCCATTGTTGAATCTATGAGACGTACTTTCTTGACCAAGACTGCTCGAACACAAAAGCAGACGGTCTTGTTCTTTAGAGATCCGTTTCGTTTGGTTCCTGTTGAGAACATTGCTGAGATTGCGGACAAGTTTACTCGTAATGAAATTCTTACGTCAAATGAGATTCGACAAGTTGTCGGTATTAAGCCTCATTCCGATCCCAAAGCTGATCAATTGGTTAATAGTAATATGCCAACGGCAGATCCGACAACAAATGGTCATGTAAAAGAAGATCCGGCTGTAACTGAATTAGTGACAAGATTACCTAATAAGCCGACGCTTCGAAATTAAGGAGGAACATTCAAAATGGGAGAAAAGGCTAAGCCTGACTTTAGCGGCTATGCCACCAAAGCTGGACTTGAATGCTCAGATGGTCGGACGATTATGCCAGATGCCTTTAAGCATCAGGATACTGAAACAGTTCCATTGGTTTGGCAGCATAATCACAATGAGCCTAGTAATGTACTTGGTCATGCCATCCTTGAGAATCGTGAAGATGGCGTTTATGCTTATGGCTATTTTAACGATACTGAGCAGGCAAATGCTGCTCGTACATTGGTGCAGCATGGAGACATTAAGTCGTTGTCTATCTATGCCAATGGTCTTACCGAGAAGGCAAAGAAAGTTCTTCATGGATTTATTCGTGAATTGAGTCTTGTATTGTCGGGTGCTAATCCGGGTGCGCTTATCGATAATATTACCTTGGCACATGCTGATGGCGACATGGTTACGTTGGAAGATGAAGCGATTATCTATACCGGTTTGGAACTTCATCATGACGAAGAAAAGTCTGAAAAGAAGGAAAAGGTAGAGCACTCGGAAGATGATCCAACGGTTCAAGAAGTTTATGATTCTATGACTGATGAACAGAAGGAAGTCGTTCATTATATGGTTGGTACTGCTCTTGCCGAAAGAGCTGCCGAGCTAAAGCAGACTTCCGAGAAGAAGAAAGAATCTCTTACTCATGATAATGATGAAAAGGAAGGACGGCGCATGACCCGTAATGTCTTCGAGGAGCAGAACGGAGGCAAAGAGGAAGAAAAGCATGTCCTCACTCATGATGCGATCAAGGGAATTGTTGCTGATGCCCAGAAGACTGGATCGCTGAAGGAAGCTGTTGAGGCATATGCGCTTAAGCACGGTATTGAAAACATCGATATTCTCTTCCCGGATGCTAAGGCTGTTTCTGCAACTCCAGAGTTCGATAAGCGACGAACCGAATGGGTTGCTGGTGTTATTAACGGAACAAAGCACTCGCCGTTCTCTCGTATTAAGTCGCTTGTTGCAGATCTTACTTTTGACGAGGCCCGTGCTAAGGGCTATATCAAGGGTAATCTGAAGAAGGAAGAATTCTTCGGTGTATCAAAGCGTGTTACTACGCCTAGCACGATTTATAAGAAGCAGAAGCTTGATCGGGATGACATTATTGATATTACTGACTTCGATGTTGTGGCTTGGCTCAAGATGGAAATGCGAATGATGTTGGATGAAGAGCTTGCTCGTGCCGTTCTTATTGGTGATGGTCGGGACGTTTCGGATGAAGATAAGATTAAGGATCCGGTTGGTGCTGCAGAAGGAGCCGGTATCCGATCTATCGTTAACGACCATGATCTATATGTAGCTACTATTACGGTCGACGATACAGCTACTCCAGATGAAATTGTTGATGCTTTTGTTGCAAATATGGGTTATTATAAGGGTTCTGGTTCTCCAACATTTTATACTACGCTTCCTTTCCTTTCATCATTGTTGGTTTTCCGGGATAATGATGGTCATCGTTTGTGGAGAACTATTTCTGAGCTTGCTTCGGAGATGGGTGTTTCGAATATTGTCACTGTTGAGGTTATGGAGGATGAAACTGATCTTCTCGGTATTGTCGTCAATCTGAGTGACTATACGATTGGTGCTGATAAGGGTGGAGATGTTTCTTTCTTTGATGATTTCGATATTGATTACAACCAGTACAAGTATCTCTTGGAGACTCGGCTCTCTGGCGCTTTGACGAAGATTCGTTCGGCTCTTGTTATTCGGAGAGCTGCTGCTGGTGGTACACTTACGGCTCCGGTAGAGCCTGCTTTCGCGAATAATGTGATTACGCGCCCGACCACCACTGGTGTTCAGTATAATAACAAGGCAACTAATACACAGATGGCTGCCACTGTCACTCTGGATGCGGTAACTGTTCCTGAGTTTACGGTTGAAGCTGTACCGACGGCAGGTTACTACTTCACCACGGATCAGGAAGACGAATGGCACTTCGAGTACGTCGCTCCGTAAGCTAGGTTTCTTATGACACGGTTTTATGGTCGAATTGGTTATGGAGAATCAGTAGAGCAATCGCCCGGGGTTTGGGTCGATAGCATAACTGAACGTTTATATTTTGGAGATGTTTTTCGAAATGCTAGGAATCTTAGCGAAGGAGAGCATCTCAACCCCGATCTCAGTGTTCAAAATTCGATCAGTATTGTAGCCGATGCATATGCAAATGAGCATTTCTTTGCTATTCGTTATGTAGAATGGGCGGGGACTTTGTGGACGGTTTCTAGCGTCGAAGTGCAAAGTCCCCGTCTTCTGCTGAGATTAGGGGAGGTGTATAATGGGCCAACGCCTGGAACTACACCAACTCCTTGAAACGTTCACTGAACATGTATATTTTCAGCCACCAATTAATGTAAAATTGATATATCCTTGTATTGTTTATAAACGAGATTATGCAGATACTTTATTTGCAGATGATCGTCCTTATAAACATGTAAAACGATATATGATTACAGTTATTGATCAAAATCCTGATAGTGAAATTCCAGATAAAGTATCTTCAATGCCTATGAGTCTATTTAATCGATTTTATACGGCTGATGATTTGAATCATGACGTATATAGTGTTTACTTCTGAAGGAAAGGTAGGAAATGACAGCTCTTACATGGGATCAGGTCGGAGAACGGTTGTACGAAACCGGCGTCGACCATGGAGTCCTGTATATTCCCGATGCCAACGGTGATTATGTTGATGGCTATGCGTGGAATGGTCTTACGACCGTCACCGAATCTCCTTCGGGCGCTGAGTCATCTCCGCAGTATGCGGATAACATTAAGTATCTAAATCTTATTTCGGCAGAAGAGTTCGGAGCGACGGTCGAAGCCTTTACGTATCCTGATGAGTTTGCCCAGTGTGATGGAACAGCAGTTCCTGAGGTTGGAGTAACTGTTGGTCAGCAGAGTCGAAGAAGCTTTGGTCTTAGTTATCGTACGCGTCTTGGTAATGATCTCGAAGGTACTGAT